CATCCCGTATAGTAACCCTGGGTTTAGTCCTGCTTTTGCTAGTTCTTCCATTTGTGCCCCATAGTTTGTGTTCTTCCACATTTCCATTTGCTTTTTGTAGCTGTAGTCTGTCATTTCCTTGCTTCCCTTGATTCCAAGCTTCTGCAGCTTTTCTTGCTGCCTTAGCTGTCTTCTGTCGTTTTCATCAGCAAGTAGGAGTCCCATCCCGGTTCCCGCCACTTGGCCTGCTGTCTGCAGCATGAAGTTTTCTAGTCCTGGCATTTTTCGCGTCTTTTTTGTTTAAAAAGCGTCCACGTAATACTTGATAATATAGTATACGTGCGTACCACTTTGTGTTTAATTGATTTTCAGTTACTTATCTTAGTCGTTCGTATAGACTCGAGTTACTCGACTTTTGCGCCTTCTGCGCTGCTTTCTCCACCTGATTTTTGTTCGGCTTCCATGCCTTTTTTAGCCTTTTCTGCGATTGTATTCTCCCTCCGGGCTTTGTGGCTTCCTGACACTTTGTCCATTGCTTCTACTGCTATTTCAAACCGGTCTGTTCTTATGTCATATGCCGGGTTTACCCCTTCTTTTCTTTCTTGATAGATTATTGGTGCTCCGTCTGTGATTGGCTCCTTGTTATTTACTATCCGGTTTACCTTTTGTTCGATTGTTTCTCCCTGGTAGCTGCTGTTGACTTTAAGCGTAGTACCATTTGGTTTGATTTTTTTGTACATGGTATTAGTTTTTTCCAGTCATTCCAATATAGTCTAACTGGTACTTGATAATATTGTTTTTCTATTTCCATTTTAAAATGAGCGTTTATATAGTATGCGCTCCCCACTTCCCGTACCCCTACAGGTTGGGCATTATTTTAGCCGACATTTTTCTCCTTACTGTCATATCCACTCCAATTTGCGCCCAGAAATTTTGTGCGTCCAGTGCTGTTTGTGCGAATATGAAGTTGAATTTGCTTGGATCTATGTATGTTGTCAGATCTTCGATTCCTGTTGTTTCTGCTGAGTACCTTCTGTTTAATGTCATGAACATTTCATTGTTTTTGATGGCGAAGTTTCCTCTCACTTGGTTTACATTGGTCATGTAGTTTATCCATGCCGGTTGTTTACCTGCGCTTTTTGTTACCCATTCTCCACCTGTATATTCTGTGTCCCACCATGCCATCTGTTCTGTTATCAGTTCTTGGAATCCGATCTCATCCAGTGCCGGCTTGTGTAGGTCATCCATAGTTTGTAGATGTACGTCCCATTTGTTTCCTTGGCTGTAGTCAATTCTTGGCGTTAAGCTGATTATTCCCATGATGTAGCTTGGTTCATCCACTTTACACACGATTGTTCCTCCTTTGTGTTTTTTTGCCATTATTCCTTTTCCGGCCAGTGTTCCCAGCGGTTGATTTCCTTCACCTGTGCTTTCACTTTGACTTACTACTTCCTGGAATACCAGCTCTTTTATCAGTCCTCCCATATACATCGGCGTTTCTGCTCCTTTGTATCTGCTATGTGTGTATACTGCATCTTGCCAATCGTCATACGTTCCACCACTTACGGCGATTCTGTTTAGCATGTCATACACTTTTTTGCTTAGGTTCAGTGTGTCAATTGTGAAGCTTCCTCCGCTTGTGTCTACTGCTGTGATCGCTGTTATTCCGTCCACCCCATCTATCCATTCTGTTTTTATCCAGTTGTTGAATAGGTCACTTTGGTATGTTTTTAGTGCTAGGCCTTCCTGACTGCTAAGTATTGTAGGTATATCGTTTGCGATTTGGTATACCCATTGATACGGCGGTATCTGTGTAACTGCTGTTGTGATGTTGAATTGATCATAACCTTGGTGAGCCAGTATTTTTGTTCTCATTACATCGATATTTTCCAGATCAAATGTTGCGATCGCTGGTGCTCCTACACCCAGGTCGTTTGCATTGATGTATCTCCAGAATTCGATTGTTCCCGCTCCATATCTGTCATAATCATATATTCCTTCGTATTCATCTGGGTTTACTTCTACTATTCCTGTACATAGGTCTTGGAATGATATTACTGACCCATTACCCATTTGGAACATGATTTGATTGAAGTTTATAGGGTTACCTGCTATAGCTGTTACTGTTATAGTTGTAAACCTTACCAGTATTGCATTTATGTTTCCTCCATTTTGTGGTATTGTCCAGGCTGTTGCACCTGTTTGTACTTCTATATCATTTACATTTTCCAGTAGTGCTGCTGCTGGTGTGTGTATTACTGCACCGATTTCTTCCTGTTTGTTTGCGTAGTAGTTTTTGTATATTTCCCAGTATGCCAGGAATGGTACTGCGTTGAATGTTCTTGTTTGTACTTCATCTGTTATTCCGAACCCCCTTATTCCCAGGTAGCTCATGATGCTACTAGGGTTTACCTGGGCGTTGTCTAAGTCTTCCACTGCTGTTCTGTCTGTAATTGGTGGTACTGTGAAGTTTATTCCCGGTAATTTGATTAGGCTCATGTTTCTTCCGATGTTCAGGCTGTTGTTGTGCAGATGGCTGTTGTATAGCCTTATTGGTACCTGGAATATGTCCAGTTGTACCTTGTAGCTTCCGAACAGTGGCCCGATTGTTGGGTGCGTTTTGATGTCACATCCCAGGTTGATATCGAATGTGTCCCCTGGTAGTGCCACTTCGCATAGGAACGGTACTAGAGTTCCTGCGCTCATTGTGCTTCTCCATACATAGCCCATGTCGTGTGTACTCCTGCTGTATCCATGGAGTTCGACTTTCATTTTGTTTCCTGACCCTAGCCGGTCACCGCCTAGTGTTTTTTTCATTTGCTTTTGATTTTGATTATTAATAGAGATAGGCCCATTGTGGGCCTATCCTTTATCCTTGTGGTATATTTTTTATTACTTCTTTTAGTTCTTCACCTGTTGCTGTACTCAGTTTTTGTCCTGTATTGAATCCTTCAACGTAGGCTTCTTTTAGCCCTTTTATTTCCGCTGCTTTTTCTCCCACTATTACTATCATTGTAGTTATTAGTTCCCACATATGATTTTGTGGCCATTCTCTTGCTTCTTTTTGTGTTTCGCAGTCTTCACTTACTTTGTAGTTTCCCATTGTCAGGTAGTGTTTTTCTTTTTCTCCTCTGAAGTCACTCCATACCGTGAATGGTGTTTCCGGTATCATGAATCTTTCAATCAAGGCTGAGTTTTCCTTGTGGGTTTCTTCTGTACCCGATGACATATTCAATATGTCCCTTTGTTTTGTTTGTGTTGAGTGTTGCATATTTATTTGTTTGAATTTTAATGTAATTCTGTTCTGCATTGTACTTTGTTATTTGTTCACCTGTTTCTAGGTCAACGTGTTTGCTGCTGCTGCTCCAATGTATTGCTGTGTTTTGCATTGTCTATCACTTTCATGATTTTTTGATATTGTTTTGCGCTTACTGTTAGTATTTCTTGCTCACTAAAGTTTTCTATTATTACATAGTGTTTTTTCTTTCCTGTGATTGTTGTCATTGTTGCACCTTTTACTTTGATATTACTCTTGTTTGTGAATTTGATATTATACATGTTTGTGAATTTTTAAGTTATATATTTTTTCGATGTTTTTTGCTTCTTCTTTTGTGATTTCTATTTTTATGCTCCAATCACTATCTGCGTTATACATATGTAGGCAGTAGTATGAGTTTTTGTAATATCTTACTTCTACTTCCATTATTTTCACATTTGCTTTTTCCATTCCACGAATTTACGTTGTCGTTTTCACATTTCCAATTTTTTTTATTATTATTTTCTTTTTTTATTTTCATTTATTGTTTGGGTGTGTCACGACCCTACGCCAGTCTTCTTTCAGCCTATTTCCTAACCAGCTTTTTGCTGGGGATGCTCGTCATCCTAGCTAAGCACTCTCTCATATCCAATATCCTGTGTTAATACCCCTCCGGAGGATTTGTATTTAGTCTTTTTGCCATTAGTATTTGCCTCCTTGCTATTTCATATTGTTCCCGGTTCCAGTCCTTTTCACCGTCACCGTAT